TGGGATGATATTGAAACAGTTGTTAGATACGCTTTCGATAATGGTGGAAGACCAAAAATCGCAATCGCATCAAGTGCAGTAGTTCAAGATTTGAGAAAGTTAATAATTGATACATTCAGATATAATCCAAGTGACTTGGGTGGAACATTACCATTCGGAGTAAGTGCATCAATTGTACTTCAAACAATGGTTGGACCAATACCAGTTATTCCAAGCATGTATTTGTCAAACACTTCAGGTGCAAAACAAATATATTTCTTAGATACGGATTTTATTGAGATGAGAGTTCTTCAAGACATGACTTACGAGGACTTAGCAAAAACTAACGATTCACAGAAGTTTATGTTGAAGATATACGAGTGTCTAATCATGAGAAATACGGCTTTCAATAGTTTTATAGACAACATATTATAAATTTTTTATTTTATACTTTTTAATCTTTTTTTTAGTAAAAAAAGTGGAGAGCGGCCCTCATGGAGTCCGTCGTGTGGTTTACGCACAAACCAACCCTTTTTAATTAGGGTAATTAAATTATAGGAGGTTAAATAAAAAAATGACAGCATTAGGAGATGTAGGAACAAACACAGAAATATTACCAAACATGGGCGTAAAAATGATCCAATGTGTATTTGCAGACACTGTAATAGGTGGTTCAGACGATGCAACAGTAGACTTAGGAGACTTTGGATGTACAAACATTCATGGAATTTTATGTTTTGATGAAACAACAACTGGTTCAATCGTAGTTACAGAAGCACCAATCACAACTGTAAGTTCAGGAGTAGTAACAATTACTTTTGGAGGAACAGCTACTGGAGCAAAAACTGTTATTCTTTTCGCATATTAATATGGGTCAAGGATTAAAGGCAGTTGGAGGTAACCCGGCAAGTCCGCCTTACAGAAATGGACCTTATACATGGGATCAGCAAGTTACATTCGCGCAAGGTTCTGGTTCACCAATCGGTGAGGGAGATACCTGGTATGTTGATGGAACAAATGGAGCATCTGGAAACAATGGTAAAAGTTGGACAACTGCAATGATTACAATTCAAGCTGCAATTACAGCAGCAGGCCCAGGAGATACGGTTTTCATAACAGCAAAAGATATTACTGATGGCACAGGTGAACCCACAAGTTATGAGGAAAACGTCATAATTCCATTAGCAACAAGTAATTTGTCTGTAATTGGAGTTAGTAGAGGTAGAACTCAGGGTGGATTACCACAAATGGAAGATGGAACTGGAACAACTGACGCTATTCTAAAAGTACAAGCACCAGGATGTTTAATTGCAAACTTAGGTTTCAATGGAGCAGGAAATACTGGAGGAGGAATTTTATTGGATGATGATTATTCAACTAAATCAGCTTTTGGAACAAGTATAATTGGATGCCACTTTAAGAATTGTAAAGGACATTCAACTCATGGTTCAAAAGGTGGAGCAATTATGTGGGGCACAGCAGGAAACGCATGGCAAGTTCTAATCGATGGAAACACTTTTTACAAAAATGTTTGTGATATTTGTATTATAGGAACAAGTAATACAGTACCACAAGATGTAACTATTCAAAACAATAGTTTTTCAGATTCACCCGCAAGTACAGATTGTAATATCTATACTGGAGGAAGTGGATTTGGAGGAGGATTACTTATCAAAGATAACACATTCGGAGGTTTACCAGCATTAAGTTCAGGTGACGTTGCTTTGTATGCAAAGATTTTGATATCTGGTACAAGTGCATCAGGAATGTTTTGCGGAAACTATTTCGGATCTTTAGGAACAACAGCAGGTTGGGGTTCAGGAAAAGCAGAATGTGATATTGAAGATGGTATTTGGACAGTTAATAACCGTACTGCAGCAGGAGTCATTGTCAGAGAAGCAACATAAAATGGTAGATAAAAAAGATACACATTGTTATGAATGCGGTGGCAAAGGTATAGCAAACGGATATGAGTGTAATACTTGCGATGGCAAAGGTAATTTGAACTTAGTTGAAAAACCAAAGAAGAAGAAATAACTTCATTAATTTATTTTTTTTATTTTTTATTATTTCGAGGCGAGGGGCCTTAAAACCCACAAATAAACAGGAGGAACAAAACAAATGACAGCATTAGGCGACGTAGGAACAAATACAGAGATAACCCCAACAAGTGGAGTCAAGATGTTTCAGGTAGTAACTGACGCAACAGTAGATGATGCAGATACTCTGACAGTGGATTTGAGTAATTTCGGATGTACTAACATTCATGGAATATTAGGATTTTCTGAATCAACCACAGGCTCAGTAGTAGTAACTGAAGCACCCATAACAGCTGTAAGTTCAAGCACTTTGACAATTACCGTTGGAGGATCAGCGGATAATAGAGTACGAACATACATAGTTTGGGCATATTAAATTTTTATTTTTTAAAAGAACAGCCTCGAGGATGGCTAAAAAGACCTCACAATTAAACAGGAGAACAAAACAAAATGATTAGAAAAATCAGAATGGTAGCGACGGTAGCAACAGGAGCAACAGGAGCAACTGCGACAAGTGAAACAATACATGGGAAAATAATGAAAGTTTCATGGGATGTAACTGGAGATTCAATGGACATCAACTTAGATAGTACTGGAGAACCAGTGGCGCAAGCAATTGTGAATTATACAGGAAATACGGACACAGTAATGTACCCAAGAACACTAACAGTAGATGTTGACAATGCAGCAAATAGTTTGTATGCAGCAACATTCCCGGTATATGTTCCTATTGTAGTTTCAGGAAAGTTAGTTTTAACTTTAGCAAGTGCGGCAGCTGCAGAAACAGTCACAATGGATGTTATTTATGAGGAATAAAAATGAAATTCATCAACAGAGGTGAGGATGTCCAGGTTAGAATGGATGAGGGACAAAGGTATAACTGGGTCCTCGCATACAAAAACCAAGTAGTAGAATTGCCAGAAGCAATTGGAAATCTTCGGGGGTTTGAAAAAGTAAATCCAAAGACCACAATTGGAAAAATTGGAAAAGTCAAAGTTGAAACAAAACAAATTGAACATGATTCTTATGTTGAAGGATTAAAAGATGGAATAGCAGCAGAAAGAGATGGTGTTATTTATACTCCGGATGATTTATTTTTTAAAGAATTAAAAGGAATTAAAGGAATTGGGCCTAAAACTGCAAAGGATATAGTCGAATGGGGAACAAAAGAAAAACTCCTTGAAAAAATAAATAAAAAAGAAAATTTGCCTTTTAGAGATGATGTTGAACAAAAACTTGGAGAACATTATGCCTAATGGATTGTCCCTTTCAATAAGAGAATTTAAAGCATTGCCCCAGAAACAACAACTTATTTGTCTTTATGAGAATCAATGTAAAACACTCAAATTAATCCAAGGATATAAGATTTATTATCGATTAACCTCAATAATTGGAAGTTTTTTGGTTGTAGGAGTTGGGATTTTATTTAAAATGCAACTGGGAGCTAATCCATGACTTATGTGACTATTGCAACTGTTAGAAGAACTGCAGGAATCAGTTCAACTGAAATCTCAGACGACGATGTAACTGCAATAATCGCAGAATGTGAACCCCAAATAGAGAGATCTTTTAATACTAAATTCACTCCAACTGAAAAAATAGATATTATTGAAGGCAATGGAACATCAAGGTTAATGTTATCAAAAAATCCTTTATTAGTAGTTAGAGAATTAAAAATAAACGGATCAACAGAAGATCCAGCACATCTGAATCTTTACAAAGAAAGTGGGAAGATAGTTTTAAATCAAGATGAAGATTTGACAAATAGCACGTTTAAAACTGGGGCTACAAGAGTTGTAGTTAAATATTTATACGGTTTCATGGAGGAAAGTTCAACTAGCAGCACAACAAGCGCTGCTGAGGTCGCAGGAACCGATGTGAGCATAGCCCTGGCGAGCATCACAGATTTTGCAGATGCTGATTGGGTAGAAATCAAGGGGATGGATGGATTAAGTGAGGTTGCACAAATTAATGCAACTCCAGGAGCAGGAGCAATTGTAGTGGATAAACTTATTTATGGTCACGTATCTGGAAGCACAGTAACAAAATTAGAGATAAGTCCAATTATGACAAAATTGATGAATTATGCTTGTGCTATTTCAATGGTTGCAAGGATTGTTGGACAATCTTATACAGATATTGTAGGTTATGGCCTTGGAGAATTTAATGTTCAAAAGGGTGAACCTTATACTCAATGGAGGGAAACTGCAACACAATTGGTCAAAGAAAGAGATTTATTAATGGGTAATTCCAAAATTCAAGGAATCTTAAAACCAAGGTCTTACATAGCTTAAACAACAATTTTTAAATAGAATGCGTACTAAGAGGGTATAATAAAAATGAGGACAAGTGGAAAAATTAATCGAATATTTTTAGTTCTGACTGGAATGATTTTTATAATGGGAATTGTAGGATCAGCAGAATTTACACCCCAAGGGGACATTAATCTAAGAAATGTTTATCAAATTATAAATGCCACAAATATAAGTGCATCATACTATTGTAATGCAACTACGTGCTATACAATACAAGATTTTATTATAGGTTCTAATTCAGGGAATTTATCATGGAATGAAAGTTATGCTGATCTTCTTTATTCTGCTATTGGAACAGGAGGAAATGTTTCCTGGAATGAGTCTTTAGCAAATACTCTTTATTCAGGAATAGAATGGGATTATAATCAATCTTTAGCGACATTTAATATGTGGAATTCTACTTGGGCTACAGACAATACTGGTACTGGCAACGTTTCCTGGAACCAATCTTTTGCAGAGATTTTATTCGCTCCTATTCTTTATGGGGCAGATTGGAACAAAACTTATGCTGATACTCTTTATGCACCAATAGGTTCTGCTTCAGGCAATATTTCTTTTAATGAAAGTTATGCTGATACTTTATATATGGATATAAATGAAATAATTCCCACTTTGTGGAATACCTTATTTAATAATACTTTAACAGGTTTTTTAACAACTTGGTTAGGAACTAAAACAACAAATGATTTAACTGAAGGGACTACAAATAAATATAATAATCAAAGTTGGAATGAAACTTATGCTGATGGTTTATATGCAGGAATAGGAACTACAGGGGGAAATTTATCTTTTAATCAATCTCTAACAGATACTCTTTATGCGGATATTTCTGTTTCCGGAGATAATGTAACTTGGAACCAATCTTTTGCAGACACTTTGTATTCAGCATTCGGTACAGGAGGAAATGCAAGTTGGAATGAATCTTATTCTGATACTCTTTATGCAGAAATTAAATGGGGTTATAATCAAACCACAGAGGCGAACGACTATGCTGATGCATTAATATTAAAAATTAATACCACCAAC